GATCCCGCCACCGGCTACGCCTATGTCTTCACCAAGACCGTCACCATCGTGCCTGGCAAGGCCGAGCTGAAGATCGAGGACAATCTGAAGAACACCGGCAAGAAGCCGATCGACACGACCGTCTACAACCACCATTTCATGACCCTGAGCCCCGGGGAGGATGGCGTGGAGCTCAAGGCGCCCTTCAAGCTGACCAATGCCCGGCCCATGCCGGCCGATGTGGTCAGGTTCGACGGCGACCGCATGACCTATCTGCGCGGGTTGACCGGCCAGGAACAGGTGGCCAGCGACCTGACCGGCTTCACCAATGCGGTGGCCGACAATGACTTCAGGATCACCGCCACCAAGCCCCGGCGATTCAAAATAGGCGAGATTCCAAGCAGGCATTTTCCCGTGACGCGATTTCTGGCCCTGGCCGCGCTGCTCGCCACCACGGCGGCGCAGGCCCAGCCTGTGCAACCTGTTCCCGCTAGCTCGACACCAGTGGCCGTCGCCCTGTCGGCCGCGCCCCATCGCGACATCTCCAATGTGCTGATGACGGCACGGCTCGGCACCACCGACGGCACCACGGGTTTCTATCGCGGCACCCGCTTCGACCAGGCCGGCCAGGTCTTCAGCCTGGAATTGAACGGGCGGCAATTCTATGGCCCCTGGTTCGACGCCATCGCGCCCGACGTGCTGGACTATGCCTATGACGCCGCCGGCCAGGTGGTGGCCGGCCCCGACAGCGCCGCGATCGGCCCGGTAGAGGAATTCGCGCCCATCGGTTTCACGCCCACCGCCGGCAGCCATTTTGTCAAGATCGGGGTCGGCATCCTCTATCAGCCGGATACGGCGCCTTACGACCATTACCGCCATTACAAGCTGCTGGACGGCGGCCAGCGCGCCACCCGCATCACCCCGCGCAGCTCGACCTGGATCCAGACCCTGGACGACGCCGATATCGGCTATGTCTATTCCAAGACCATCGGCCTGGAAGCGGGCAGGAACGAGCTGGTCATCACCCACAGCCTGAAGAACACCGGCAAGACCGCGATCCATACGACCGTCTACGATCACAACTTCCTGCGCCTGGTGCCTGGCCAGAACGGGGTGCGCATCAGCTTTCCCTTCCTCGTCTCCGCCGCCAATCCGCCCGATCCCGGCCTCATGCGGATCGAGGGCAATTCGCTGACCTATCTGCGCGCCATGAAGCCGAAAGAGCGCGTCTCTTTCCCCATCACCGGCTTCGGTGCGGGCGGCGCGCGGGATTACGATTTCCGCGTCATCGACACCACGACCGGCGCGTCTGTGCATGTGACGGGCGACCAGCCGCTGACGCGGGTGAACATCTTCTCGATCGACAAGGTGCAAGCAGTCGAACCCACCATCGCCATCGACCTGGCGCCGGGTACGGAAAAGCGCTGGACCTATCGCTACACTTATTCAGCACCTGGTACCGCGCCCAAAAAATAATCCCGGCAACCCGCGCATCACGCAGATCACCGGGGCAGTATCCTGCTTGCGGCTATTATCCGTGCCGTAGGTGTCGTAGGGCGTCCATAACCTCATGATAGACGGACAGCGGGGCGGCGTGCGCAATTGTTGCCAGACATCCGGCGGCCACCCCGGCCAGAAAGACAGTTCGCGCCCTCATCCCTAATCCTCCGCCGTCACGAATCCGGCTTCCAGCCGGTTTAGCCGGCGGCCCTTGTCGAAATACGCACTAAACCAGCAGGTGACACCCCGGCTGTCCTTCAGGCATTCACCGGTACCGATGTCACAGCCACTCTTCGCGCAGCCGGCGGCGAAATCTATTTTCGGATCCATGGCAGATAATATCCGGTGCGCCTCTTCAAGCGGCATTCCGAACTTCAAGGGATAGTTGGGCGGCAACGCAGCCGAATCATCTGGCCGGCGCACGATCTTCGCGATCTCATCGTCGGCGGTCGTGTAATGCGTGCCATCGGCATCCACGAATTCGCAATCGAAGGTATGATATTTGCGATAAACGGTGCAGCGGGGAAGCCGCTTGGCGTCCTTGGGTATGGCTCTCAAGTGCCCGAGCCGGTACCTGCCAAACGCGTCCAGGTTGCTTGGCCGTATCTCGCAATCCTTGGCATAAGCCGTCGAAATGCCGAGCATCGCAGCAAGGCCGACCAGGACCATCGTTCGCGCCCTCATCCTTCCTCCCTTATGGCGTCACCGGCGTATATTGCATCGGATCAACGACCGTTCCGCCGGTCGAATGCGGCCTGATGCTATCACGGCGGATTTCATAGTGAACATGGGGCGTGGTCGGCGGATCACCGGGGGCCGCGTCCGAGGCGCACTCCAGCCGGCCGGACGGCAAGCGCGGGGACCAACGGAAAGTCCATTATTCAAAATGTCTTGGGATCAAACCTGTGCACGGTGCATACACACGCCCGCATCCGGCGCAAACGTGAATCCCTCAGTGTTTCAGTAATTTTTGTTGGTATAGGTGGCGCTGACCAAACTGCTCAGATCGGTTTCTTTTAACGTAATCTCTCCATACTCGTCTTCCACCTTCCAACGGAAAACCTTATCGTTCTCCAGTTGGTTAATAATGGACATTACCACTGCCATCCTGCGGAGAGACCGGTGTGATCTTGTTCTCGTACATCAGCCTTTGGAAGACCCATGGCGCGGCGGAAGGCGCACCGCCGGGCGGAAACTCAGGCAATCCTGCCGGTATGCCTGAAAACTTCGCGGGACGGCACTGCATTTTTTCCACCCAAAGATCGCCGCTCTGCTCTTCCATGACATAGATCGACTTGTAGCTGTCCAAATTGATCACCCAGCGGCGGAATCCGCGTTCATTCATCAGGTAGAGAAGACCGTCCTTCTCCAGCGCGATCTTGTCTTTGCCGGAATTGTATTTGTGCACGTCTTCGAAATGCATAGACTGCAAATCGACGATGATATGCCTTTGGACCGCTTGGACTTTCGGAATGTCGCCGCCCGGGCCTGCCATGGGAACAGGAATATAAGCGTCCAGAACATGCTCAACATGGCCCTGGCAGAGCAGATCGAACTGCTTTGGACCACCCAGCTCGGGCATTTTCGCAGCAGCAGGACCGCACAGCCACAACAGAATACAGAAGGCGCCCCACGTGGTTCGCGAAAGCGCGCGGCCGAAATCAGTTGCGCTTGAAAAAATGATTGATGCCACTGGCGTCCGGCGGAGAGACTCGCGTGATTTTTTTGTCATTGATCATGCTCTGAAATCCGGACGGCACTTTACCACCGGGCGGCGACGAGAAAAAGTAAGTGCCGCCACCGACGGGATCGGGAATCGCACCGCCCATGATGCCCTGCGCCGTATCCTGCGCCTGTTGCCAGGCCTTTGCGTTGGGGCCGGTCAGGCTATCGGGGTCGGCGGAGCCCTGCCATTGCCGATCATTGTTCTGGACCGACAAGAAAGCATTCTTCTGGTTGATCACATCATCCATGGTCTTGCCGAATTCGCGGTCGCCCACCCGGTTGACCACTGACCAGCCAATTGCGGGCATGTCCGACGGGGTGTTGCTGCTCTCGGCATAGATGATCCGCGCCAAGGTGTTTTCATCACCGGCCTGCGGGATATAGCCGTGACTGTTCAGAACTGAGCTGCCCGCATCGGGACCTGGCTGCCAGGGCGTCAGGCCGTGAAGCCGCTGGCGTCCGGCTGGGGCGGCTGCGCCCGGTCCGGCTGTACCCAGCCATCCTTGCTCGCGGCAGGCGGCGGCGATCCACCTGCGTCCGCTGATCCCTGGTAATTGCCCGAAGCATCTGGCTGCCAGGGCGTCGGGCCGGTGAATCCGCTGGCGTCCGGTTGAGGCGGCTGTGCCGGCTGCCCTATATCGCCGAAATCAATCGTGGCGATGTCCTCGGGACTCAGAAGGCCGTGGATGGTGCTGTTGGCCAAGGTCCAGGGCTCAGGATTCAGCGCAGGGCCCAGGATGCTGGGCTGGCCGGCTTGCCATGCGGCGCTCCAGGCCGGATCAAGGCCCGCGTTGCCCAACACGCTGATGGGCCGGTCGGGATCATAAGTATCGCCGGTATCGGCCATCGAAAAACTCCTTTGGGGTTGGAAAAAGAAAAGCCCCGGCGATCCCACGCGCGCCTCGCGCACAAGGATCAGCCGGGGCCATGTCCGCGCTCCAGCCCGTTGGGAGGGACAACCGGCGAGCGCGAACCTCGAAATTCAAAAAGTCTTCAGATCAAACCCATGCACGGCGCACACACGCGCCCGCATGCGACGGAAACGCGGCCCGTGATGCTCGCGGTCGCCGGTCAGATGCTGGCGCAGATGGATCATCTCATGCGCTAGGGTCGCCAGCAGCGTGGGCGTCAGCCCGTTATGCGCCTCGCTCACCCGTATCACTGGCATGCCCGCTTCCACCGCAAAGTCAGCCGCCAGCCGCGTGTCGCGCACCACATGAAAGCCGACCTCGTCCGCTTCGGGCAGGCGCCAGCCCCGGAACGGCTCGGTGGTGCGCAGGAAGTCATACGCCGCCGCCAGCATGTCCGGCGTCAGCTTCAAGGTCATGGCGGATCAGGGGTTGGGCGTGCAGTCTTCGCGAAGCACGACATGGAAGTGCTGCGCGCCGCCACCGGCCTGCAAGTCCACATCATTGGTGAAGTCGAAGATGTGGCCGCTTCTCCAGCACAATTCCAGCCTCTCTGGTCCGGCCCAGACGTAGCGATAGAAAGAGGCGTCGTCGCCATACAGGATGACCTTGGAGTCCCTTTTGCCGTTATGTTCGTAATGGGCGGTGAGCCAGTTGGAATCCGACGTCAGCGGCAGGGATTCGGTCTGGTATGTCAGTGTGACGCCTGGGAGCGGCGTCTTGAAGGTATCCAAATAACGCGGCGGCGACACAAGCGTAATGAAGGCCCCAAAAAGCAGCGTCACCACCAGCACCGTGGCGATCACATATTTCAGGATGGTTTTGGCAGGATGCGGCGCCGGCCATTGAAGAAGTGCCCACGCCAGGGCCAACAAAGCCAACACCGTGAAGGGCTTATAATCCACTAGAGTCCTGCCCCATAGGCCAGCGCTTGATCTCGCACCGATTGGGCCGATTTGTCCGGACCGAAGGGATTGCTTCCGTCGGTGGGGCGCCCCTTCCAGATGGCCCTCCCGGTCTTGTAGAGATTATAAGCGGTCGCGAGGCCATCCATGGCTGTATCAGGAAAGATGCCCGACCCGATGGCATAAAGGGCAAAATTGCCTGCCTTGCCCAATGCGGCTTCGGTCGTACCGTCCTGTCCACCAAAGCGGTTCTTGAAATCCATCGGCCCGTTAGGCTGGACGACCGCAAGATATTGCCCGAACGCATTTCCCAAGCCGCCATCAGTAACCTGCGGATCATTCTGAGCCTGCGCCATGCTGTTTTGCAAGGCTGCCCGCTGCTGCTGGATCACAGTCCCCAGCCGGCTGCCATCGGGCAGAATATAGTCTGGCCATCCACCGGCAGACGCAGCACCGGTGTCGCTGGGATTTTGGTCCAGCCCCGGAATGGTGCTGGGATTGATGTCCCATGTGTCGGGCGGATCGGGGAGTTGTACGGTTGGTTTTCCCATTGCGTCTCCTTCAATGTCCGTGGGCAAGGATCAGATAGATCAGGCTGCCGCAAACGCTCAGCAGGATGGTGATCAGGCTGATCGCCGCCGCCCAGAAGCGCAGGAAAAGTCCCTTCACATCCTGCTTCAGCTCGGCCAGGCCCTGAATGATATGGCCCTGGCGCTCGGCGCAGACCTGTTCGTGTGCCTCGATCGAGGCCAGCGCCTTGTTGGCGGCGTCACGCGCCAGCTGGTCGGTCAACGCCGTCATGGCGCAAGCGCCTCCTGCCGCCGTACCCAATCCTGCAGCGCTTTCAGCTGGTCGGCGACTTGGTCGTACTGCCCGTCATTTTCGACCGTGGTCCGGGCCACGTCAGAGAGTGAAGCGCCGGAGGGGGCGTCATCAGCGCCGGCGGCGGCTTGGGGAACGGGGCCATGGGCGGCACCGTTGAACACCCGCACAAAGCCAAGAGGCACGGGGCAATCGGCATCAGCCTTTTCGGAAACATGGGTTCGCACCTTCTGTAGCTGCGTCTGGGTCGCGGCGGCGTCGGCAATCTTGACCGCATCGAAACTCTGGCTGACCTGAAGGGTGATGCGGCTTTGCCGGTCCACGATCTGGGTCACGGCTTTGGCCTCTCGCCCCTTCATCGCCGCTTCGCCGCGGTCGAATTCGTGCTGGCCGTACCACCACAGCGCCAAGCCAAGGCCGCCCACTAGGGCAAGCCAGGAACCGGGCGGCCTGACGATGAAGCCCAGCACGCTTTTTGTGGCGCCGAACAGGGACAGAAGAAGCGGCATCATCCACCCTCCTTCGGCGCCTGCTTGATCAGCCGCCCGCCGATGCCGGCCGCCAGCAGACCCAGGGTGATCGCCGTCACCAGCCAGTGCGGCACATTCTGTTTCAGGTCGTCGCCGAACGCGGCCCAGGCGCCCTGCACCGCGCCAGCCAGCACCATCGCCTGCACCGAGGCCCATTTCCAGAACCGCCGCGCGTCGTCCACCAGTTCGAATTTCATCTCTCGCTCCATAAGGCCGCCTCGGCGGCGCGGCGCTTCACCAGCCCCGGCACCACCTTGCCGCCCTCGAAAATCCAGCTTTTGAGACAGGCCGGCACCAGGCTGTAGCCGCCTTCATTCAACTTCTTCAGCAGGGTGCTGCGCGCGAATGCGCCTTCGCCTTCATTGAAGACAAAATCCGTGAGCGCCGCGAACTGGTTGTCGCTGAGCACCACCTTGACCAGACGCGCCACGGCGTCCTCCGCTTCCGCCAGATCGGATTCCAGCAGCATCTCCGCCCGCGCCGTCGAAATCGCGTCCCCCGGTTTCACGCCCTTAGTGTGGCCATACCCGATGGTCCATACTCCGCCGCCATCGCGATAGGCCTCCAGGCGCAGGCCTTCCTGCGCCTTGACCAGCGCAAGCCCCGCGGCATTGATGTGCGCCACGTCATCCTCTCACAATGTGGGAAAAATCAGCGCCGGCTGTCCGCCAGCGCCTGGTTCAGCCGCGCCAGCACCACGTCCCGGCGCTCAGACAAAGGCCAGGTCATGAATGCGCCTTGCCACTTCACGTCCTCGGCTTCTATGCGGATGCCGTCATAACCAATCCAGCTGCGATATTCGACCTTACCGGCCGAGAAAGACTTGATTGCACCCAGTGGCACCCGCCGCACCGGACGGAAACTCAATTGCGTGAAATAGCAAAGCGTCGCGTCTTCAACCCAGACGGCGCGCCTGTCATGAAACAGAAATTGGCGTGCCTGGGCAAAGGCAAGCCAGAGAAAAAATGGCGATACCAGACAGTAGAACCAGGTGAATGGATCCTGTGAGGCCGGGACGCCGTAACGGTCGTGGACCTCGCCCAGCACAAGCCACCAACTCCCGAATGTCAGACCCAGCAGGCCAGCCTGCATTGCCAGAAATGCGAAAAAGCTGAATCGCGCGACGACCATGGCCGGACTAAAGCCAATTGTCTCCGGTCTCGCAATCCCCGGCCGGCCTACTTGAACAGGCCGATAACGTCATTGCCGATGGTCGCACCATCGGGCAGATACTTTCCCGCCAGATAACCCGCTCCCGCTGCGCCCAGCGGACCCAACTCGCCGCCCACCACCCCCGCACCGAAGATCGCCGCCGTCCGCAGGGAATTGCCCAGGATGGCAGCCCCCGGCGACGCGCCATGGTTGATGTCGCTGACTGTATCGGCCACGCCGGAGCCAATGGTCAGCGGCGCCGTGATGGCGGTCGTGACGCCTTTCAGCCCTTTCAGAACCGAGTCGCCTTTCGCCACAATCTGCCCTATCTGTCCGATGGCGCCATGCGTCCCGTCCACCATTGTTCCGGCCGCTCCAAGCGCCGTGCTGATCCCCCTGGCCCGGTCTGGCGCCAAGGGGACGCCATCTCCACCGAAAGACAGCAACCCGGCGTTCGCGCCACCGCTTTGCACCGTCCATGGCACGGCCTGACTCTGCGCACGCAGGGGCAAGTCACCGCCGGAAAAATCTACCCCGCCCATGATCGACGGCGCCTGCAACGCAGGATCGTCCGGGTTGATGGTGATAACTGGCAAACAATCAGGAGGCTGGACAGCCGGGGCGATGTCGCCCGGAGCCAACATGGTTTGAGGATCGCTCATTTCACACTAGGATCGCGACGGCAACTGCGCGGCAGGTCCGAGAATGCTACCGCCGACTGTATTCAATCCCAGACCAGCTACACCCAGAACGTCACCGAAGATGCTGCCGAAGCCGAGATTGTTATGGGTGTTTGTCGTGGTTGTCTGCGAAACAGGAATCTCCGTCAGCGCCTGGTTGCGCAACTGCTGCTGTTCGATGGGGAATTGCGCCTGGCGCAGGAATTCCTGATAGGCGGCTTGATCGATGGCCTGTTGCTGTGCGGTCTGTTGCGCGCCCACGCCCTCAATCGCACCCGCGCGCTGCAAGGCCTGGTTCAGCTGGTCGTTCGACAGGCTGCTCAACAGGTTTGCGGCATTCATCTGCAAGCCAGCGCCGGCCAGATTGTTGGCGGCATTGGCGGCGGCGGCGTTATAGGCGCCGGTGGAATTGAACTCCGAGGCGTTCAGCTGATTGCCGGCATTGGCCTGACTGGCCGCGAGCCGGTTGTTGATGTCGGCCAGCGCCGCCTGCTGCGCATTGGCATAGGCGCCCTGATTCAGATTGGCGGTGGTTGATGCGACGTTGCGCAGATAGTCATTGGTGGTCAGGGCGTTCTGCACCGCCTGGCGCGTGCCGCCAAAGGCGTTGGCCGCCGTCGCCGCCGCATCATCCGACACCTGTTGCCGGGCGCGTGCCTGCGCCAGATCGTCCAACGTGCTGCTGATCACCTCGTTGGTATAGGGATTGAGATAGGGCGTGAGGTCGGTGCTGGAAAGCTGCCCCGCCGCGATCGTGCTGGGCGTCACCGTGGCCGGCGCGGACAAGGTCGGCGCCTGATAGCCCAGCAGGCTGTTTGTGCTGGTCAGCGCGTTGTTCAGCGTGTTGGCCGCGGTGGGATCACTGGCGGCGCTGAGAACAGCCTGCTGGCCTTGGGCTTGCAGCGGCGAGAATGGCGCCACCAGTTCACCGGTATAGGGCTGAAACGCCGCGGCGTTGCCCGCCACCGCATTGGCGTTGGCATAATTCTGCATGTACAGGGACAGCAGCTGCGGGTCCACATTCGTGCTGCTTTGCGTCGAGCTTCCACCACCCATCAGTCTTTCACCTCTTTGATCATCACCAGCCACTGCAATGCATAACCCATCGCCTCGGTCACCGGCCTCCAGCTTTCATGGATGCCGAAACCCATCACATATTTGCAGTCCGACGCCCGCGCCCAGGCCAGAAGGCAGGGCTCCAGCTCCCGCGTCAGGGCCTTGAGGGCCAGGCCTCTCTCGCCACCCGCCGCCAGCACATTGAGAACCTTGCAGCCGGGATAAGTCGCGAATTCCGTCACTGCCGCGCAGTGTTCACCCGACCAGAACTGCATGCTGCCACCGGCAACGCCGCGCTCGATATCCCCAATCGTATAGAGATGCGCCGGCAGTGCCGCCGCGATCCAGTCGCGGCAGCGGGCCCACTCGCCCTGAAGCGGCGTCATGTGATGACGACGGCGCCGTGCGCCACGCTCAAGCTCACCACAGCGCCCGTCGCGGTGTCGCGCAGCAGAATTTTGTCCAGCACTTGGCCGGTCTTGAGATTGCGCTTATCTTCGGTTTCCAGGATGCGGCGCATCTGCGACTGATCGGTTGCGTCATACTGCGCCGGCGCCTTGGGCAGGTTCATCGTCCCTCCCCCGGCACGACTTCCAGCCGCGGGCTTCCGAAGCGCCAGTTGGTGTTGCGCGCGCCCGTGATGGTCAGCTCCACCAGCCCGCCGGAAAAACGCAAGTCCGTCTTGCTGGCCAGCGCAAAGGGTCCAAAGACCTGGCCCGCATCGTCGGGATTGCGCCGCACGGTGAAGGAGGCAGTGACATCGCCCACCGTCGCATCATCGGGATAAAGTCCCAGCACGTGCATGATCTGGTCGCCATTGCCCAGCTCGATCGGACCGGTGGTGGCGTAAGGCGCGGCGCCGCCATAATCCCAGCCCACTTCATGATCCCAGACCGCGCCGCTGGCATCGACCAGGATCGGATACTGGAATACGCCCGCATCGACGCCGCAGGTGCGCGCGGCGCGGCCGATGGTCCAATAATCGTCCTTGTATTGCCACACCACACAGCGGTCGATCTCGGTCGATGACGCCGAGCAGTAACGCCATTCGATCTCGAAACTGCCCGAATTGGCCGTCGCCACGATCTTGGACATTTGCAGCCAGTTGATGTCCTGGCGAATGTAATCCATCACCGGACAATCCAGCGGCACCACCCCGCCGCCATTCCACAGCCAGAAGCCCGAAGGACTCATCCAGGCAGCCTGCTGGTCGAACGCAGCCACCGCCTGGCGCGAAATCGCGCCGCAGGCATCGCCCACGCGGTCGAAACCATAGACAAATGTGCCGCCTATATAGGTGGCGAGATGAACGTCCAGATCTGTGAGCAGCAACGTGCCGCCCTTGACCCGGCAGCCGCAAAGCAGCCGGCCCTTGGTCTGGAGCGGGAAGCTGCCGGCCTGGTTGGTCGAAGCCGGCGCCCACAGGGTATTGTTTTCCTGGTCGCACCAGGAAACAGTGCGCGGATCGGAAGTCGCCAGCGCGAAGACAAAGCGCTCGGCGGTAGTGACCACCGCGGCGCAGCCCGGCGCATTGACGACATGGGCCGCGGGCGCGGCGGTATTCAGCGTCCATTGATAAAGCTTGCCGTCATCGGGACTGACGCCCAGCAGGTCTTCGCCCCATGTGTCCAAGGTCCACTGGGTGGCGTCGGCGACCAAGCTGGTATCGGGGCGCGGCGCGCCATAGGCGCCCGAGCCATAGGTCGAACCGCCATAGCCGCCCGCGCCGGCGGCATCGGCCTGACCGACGGCAAAACCGGCTGGCGTGATGTCGTAAAGCGTGCTGCCGCGATCCATCACATAGAGGTGCGAATGCGTGCCGATGGCAAGCCAGGTCTGGCCGTTGTTGGCGTTCCAGGCCAGCGCCGCCCGGGCAAAACCGGTCACCACGAAGCTGCCACGCCGGCGCCAGCCATTGACCGGCCCGAGCGCGGCACCGTACCAGCGCGTCAGCGACGCATCGTAATAGCGGCGTTTGGACTGATATTGCGTACCATCCCGATAAATGCCGAGTGGCAATGTAATCAGAAGGCGTGTCATCAGGTTCACTCCGGTAGGAACGAAAGGGGGGCCCAAGGCAAGCGATGCCTGGTACTGAATTCTGGAAGACGATTAAGCCGCTGCGAAAACCGCAATCTTGCCCGTCTGTGCGCTAGTGTTTGTTTTCAACTGGAAGTAAAGTTGTCCACTTGAAACAAAACACGCCACGCCATTGCCATCATTCGAAGCTGTGTTATTGGTCGTATCGAAGCAATTGTTGTTGCCGAGAGAGTTTGAGCTTCCAATAACGATCAGAACGCCATTAGATGCCACCGTGAACAGTGCCCAGCCATCGCTACCGTTCCAGGTGACGAAGACCAAACCACCACCGAACGCAGAAACGACGTCGATAGCGTTATTGGACGATGTTGCATTCACTGTATATCCGGGCCTTACGATGCTGTGCCCGGCAGACAGCGTTCCTGCGATAGATGCATTGCCAGACACAGTTACGGAGCCAAACTTTGCGCTCGCTCCCGATGAAACATCCTGGTCATGATACGCCAGCTCCCGCCAATTGCCGGAACTGTCTGATCTGTAGACACCCACGCCCCCTGCCGCCGTGGTCCGGCTCGCCCCGCCCAAAAGGATCAGACTGGTGGCGTTGTGGGTCAGGGTCAGCGCCGCCGTAAACCGCACGAACCGGATACAATTGGCCACGGTGCCAAAACTGGTGATAGTGGTCGCGCCCGAAATCGCCACCGCGGTCGACGCCGCGTTGCCGATGTCTGTGGTCGCCGCGGATGCCAAACTCACCTCGGCACCCGGCATCAGCTTGCCGGCAAAGGCGTCGATCAGCCCCAGATCGGTGTTGAGGTCATTGCCCCAATTGTCGGTATCGGCACCGACAGTGGGAATGGTCATTCCAAGATTGGTTGTGGTCATCGCTCGCTCTCTATTGAAGGGTCCAACTGGTCTGATCGGAAGATGCCGGCACCCAGGGGTCGCCGCCCTCGTCCACGGGGTTCCAGCCGCTTGCCTGCGCGCCTGCCGGCACCCAGACATTGCCCGACAAAAGCCCCGCCCCCGGGCCGGCCAGAGCGACCGCGCTCGCCGTGGCCGTTACAGCCCATTGCGCGGCCAGCGACAGGCTTTCTCCAGCCAGGGCAAACAGGCCAGGGTCCGCGGCCGCCAGCGCGGCCCACGCAAGCCCTGCCTGCCGGCCGGCCAACGCAAAGGTCCCTGCAGCTGCCGCGCCCGCAAATCCGGCCCATAAGCCGCTGGCAAGCCCCGTCAGGCCAAACCCGCCGAAGGACAGCCCGGCCTTTGCCTGCCAGCTCAACCCTGACGTCTGCCCCGTCTCGGAATAGGCGCACGCTGCCACCGTCAACACGCTGCTCGTGGCCGTGGAGTAATTTCCCTCGCCCCAGGCGCCGGTCCCGTAATTGGCAGCCATCAGCTCAACTGCAGAATGCCGTTGGTCAGGTCCAGCCCGACGGTGAAGGTATCGGCCGACGCCAGCGTGATCGAGGTACCGCGATCCCACCAACCGATCAGGTTGCCGCCGGCGGCCGTTGAATTGTACAGCACGGCATAGCGGAACGGTCCCACCGTGCCCGTTGCCGTCAGCACCGGATCGGCGCCGGGCAACAGCTTGTAGGTCCCACCCGACTGGCTCGACGACGCAATCGCCACCGTCAATCCGCCCGTGGCATAGCCGCTGCCGGCGGCGATCTCGCTGACATCGGTCTTGACCAGGTTGGAGGCAGCCGGCGCGGTGTTGGTCAGCATCACCTTCAGCGTATCGGCGCCCAGATTGTGCACCTTGTTGGCCAGGTCGGCGACAAAGCAGTTGAATTTGGAAAAGCTCGCCATCGGAAAACCTCAGCTGTCGGAAGTGATGTCATAGGCACCGAACCGTCCCCATCGCATCAGCGACGGAAACGCCGTGCGCAGCAGCGACCGGTCGGTCGGCACGGGATCGGCATTGCACATATCGTCCAGCGCCGCGGTGAACAGCGTCCCCCACAGCTCGGCGCGGGCATCGTCGCGCAGATAGGGCGCCGACTGCACCAGCGCGCCATAGAGATAGGCGTCGGGATAATCTTCCAGGATCCAGTTGGCCGGCGCCGCGTCGCTCAAAGCCGGCGTGCGCGCGATATAGACCAGCTCGGCCGCGTAATCCTGAGCGGCCGCCGGATACAGCTGCAACTGCCCGCCCAGCACGGTATAGAACTTCGGCGCCCCCACCCAACGCGACAGCGCCTTCTCCCGCTCCAGATTGGCTGGGTCCAGATAATCCAGTTCGACCGGCGGCGCCGCCTCAAGCATCAGGTCCAACGGCCCCAGCATGTCGCTGGGCACGGCCACATATTCGGCGCCTGGCGCAATCTCCGCATCCGCTCTCTGAATCAGCCGTCGCGGCACCGCCATGCCCTGATTGGCGCGCGACACAAGCCGCCGCGCCATCTGCGCTTCGGCCAGGGTAATGAAATCGGGAATGGCCGAAGCCAGATCGCCGCGATTGAGAAAATCGGCGATACTGGCCTTCAGGCCGTCATAGCTGCCATCAAGCGCCATGCGCACTCCTTGAAAAAAGAAACAGCGCCGGCTTCGCGGGCCGGCGCTGTCGATGATGGAATCGGCTAGTTGTTGGCCAGCCGACACGCCAGCTGCGGCCGGATGGTCTTGTAGCCATAGAGAACATCGATGCGGCAGGGGAACTTGTCGTTCACGATGTCGTACTGGCGCACGATGCGCATCGACACGCCATCCAGCACTTCGCGCGCCGCGAAATCCACGCCCTTGGGCATGATCAGGTCGGCGGTGGCGAAGGCAAAGGCGTTCTTCTGATAGGCCAGCGAAATGCCATAGGCTTGCGAGGCCGTGCCCACCTTGGTCACCGCGCCCGTGTTGGTGGGCGAGGCCGACACATTCTGGCCCGCGCCCGTGGTCACGATCGCCGGGCTGATCGGAATGACCGTGCCGCTGGTCGCGACCGGCGCCGTCACCGTGAACTGCTGCAGCTGGCTCGATACCGCCTTGGTCTCCGGATGCACGCTGTAACAGCCGGCAAAGGTGACGATATCGCCCACCGTCAGCGTCTTGGCCGAGCCATTGCTCACCGTCACGCTGGAGCCGGTCTGGTTCGCGCCATTGACCGCAAAGGTCGGCGACGAACCATTCTCGGTGCCCGACAGATGCGTCGGCCACAGCGTGTTCTCCAGAAAGTCGAACCCCGCGGTGCGGCCCATATAGCCTTCGCGATACTGCCTGGCGATATTGGTCGAATCCTGGAACAGGCCCTTCAGCGCATCCACCAGATCGACATTGTCCTGGGTGCACAGATTACAGGTCCGGTCGTTGACCGGCGCCAGGCTGTCCACCAGACGCTTTCGCGCCAGAAGCACATTGTGGAAAGTGATGGCCGAGCCCTGATTGTTGATCTGCTGATAAACGTCATTGACCATATTCATGGCGTCGGCCTCGATATTGGCCGCCAGCACCGCCATGGCCGGCTCGATGATGCGATCGGAAAAGTCATCCAGGCTCAGAGTCAGGTCGTTGGAGGTGAAATTCACGTCCACACCCTTCTGGGTGGAGACCTGCAGCTGCACGCTGGTCTCGGTCGTGTCCTGGGTCGAAAGCGTCGGACCGGTGCGCACCGTGTACTGGTTGGGCACCCGGATGTTGAGTGTGTTGCCGATCCGGGCGCCGTCCTTGGCGAAGCTGTCGTCATAGCCACGATTGATGGTGCCGACGAAGTTCAGCTTCTGGTGCAGCACCATCAGCGCCTTGCGCGTCACCTGGGTAGGCGTAAGAAGTGTGTTCGACATGGGGTTCCTTCAAAGGATTGGGGTTTAACGCCGACGCATCCGCTCGCGCTCGCGCTTGGCCCATTCCTCGGTGCTTAGCGTGTCGCCGCTGGCGTCGGTGGTGCGGCGCGATACCGTTCCCCCGCCGCCGCCGACACGCGTCACCGGCCGGGCGGCTTGCGTGGCGTCGAACGTCTGCTTTGTCTTTTTCTGTTTCTCGGCTTCGTCGAGCTGATGCGCCTTGTGCAGCACCAGCACGAAGTTGGGGTTCTGGAGTGCCGCGCTGGTGATCTCGTTCTGCGAGAGCCCCTGTGCGGTGCCATAACGCGCCAGCTTCGCATCCAGGCCGGGCGACCAGTCCGCGATAAGCCGTGACAGATGCGCATGCACCTCGCCCGCGCGCCTGGCGGTCGCCCGCTGCGTTTGGGTGGCGTTGTCCCGGTCCTTTCGGGTCCAGGCGCGGGCCGCGCGGTCCCGCAAATGCCTCATCTGAATGCGCTGCTGCCACAATTGCGCAGCCCGCGCCGGGTCCTGCGCCTGAAGCGCCGGCCAATCCACTTTGTCCAGTTGCGCCAGATGATCGTGCAACGCCACGATCCTGGCCGCATCCTGCAGGTGCTTGCGCATCACCGCGGCTTCCTGGCGATGGCCGGCGCGCTCGGCTTCGAGGGCGCGGCGCTGGCCGGCCAGCTCCTGGGTCTTCCTCGTATAATCGGCCTGGCGCAACAGCGCGTCGCGCAGCTCCGGCGGCAGCGAATAACTCTTGCCGTTATACTGAACCTCGACTTCATCCGGCATTTCGCGGCCGTCATCGGTCTGGTCATCCGCCAATTGGGAATCGTTCGCGGCCGCACCAGCGGCCCCGTTCTCGATGGTCATGTGTGTTTCCTTGTTTAAGGTCGCTCCCGCTCGCGCGGACGCTCCGGTTTGCGACGCGCGCAATCACCCGCGCCGTGCGGCGTCACACACGGCTGGCTCAGGATCGTATGATCCGGTAAGCGGAAAAGTCAGCAGCCGCCCGGTGTACCACGGCGAAAGACAAGAACATCTTCCGGCCGGTCTCGTTCCTGCAACACAATGGTCTCCACGGTGCAAAGGCCCCAATGATACTTGCGGTAGCTGCCATACATCGGGCGCGGATCCTCATTCAGCAGGATTCCTCCAAGGACGGCATCAATTCTGTTCTGCGCACTGATCTTGCCGGTCAAGACTGGAGGGGGAGATGCTTTTGGAATTTCCTCCATCTGCGCTTCGATCTTCGAATTACGAAATTCCAGCGTGGCGCTGCCCCAAAATACATCCGGAGCCGAGAACACGCCTACACTGGCGAATACACCATAATACCATTTCCACTTTCCGGGCGGCACGCCCGGCTGTATGGACCCTTGGGCTTGCGCCGGCTCACAAACAGACAGCAGCGCCAGCGCCGCCAAGCATACCCGCAAGCTCCGCATCGTTCCCCCTTGATCAATTCCCCTGGTGCCGGCTCAAATCCACGCCAGGATGAAATTCCGTCTTGCCCTGAAACGTGCGCTTCAGAAACGGACTGCGTACCCCGCCGCCTGGCATCACGATCCCGGCATACGGCGTGGGATCGATCACCGCGCCCAGCGCCCGCGAATTGTGAATATAGGGAGCATACTGCTGCTGCAGCGGTTGTGAAGGGTCTCGCTCTTCCAGATGGGTATGCGGGCCGTCCGAACGCCCGTTGGTCGGATCGGCATAGTCTCCCAGCGCCTGGCCCGGCTGAACCCGGTCGCCCGGCTGCACCTGGGCCGAGCCCGGATCGGCATGGCCATAGATGAACAGATGGCCGTTATCGCCCTGAACCTGGATGCGGTAGCCATAGCCCTGTTTGTGGTTCTGCGGATTTTCCCATCCCGCCGCCTTCACGATACCACCCGTCGCGGAATAGAACCGATGATCGGGGACCGCACTGGCCACGGCAATCGGCGCTGTCGGCATCGTATTAACCGGCGATGTGCCTGCTCCGTCATCGCCTTGGCCGCCCGGTGCAGGAGCATTGCCTGCCACCTGGACCCGCGCATCCGTATCCGTCTGGTCGTCCGTCGGAGAGCCAGCCGGCGCGCTGCCCGGTGGCACAAGCCCCGGGGCCTGTCCACTCACCGTCCAAGCCGGTGCGTCATTGCTGGAATCTGTACCAGTCCCAGCCGAGGGTGCCACATCCCCCGAATCCTGACCGCTGCCCAGCGGCACGGGCCCGGAATCGGGGTCGCCCCATTTCTTTAAAAGCGTATGGAACGCCGGTCCCGGATCGGGCGGCCCCTCCGCCCCCCAATCCACGTCCGCCATCTGCTCCGGCGTCATCACCCCGCCAAGCGTGCTTTGCGCCGCCGCGGCATTGATGTCCGGCACCGCCGCCATGATCCCGCCCGGATGCCAGCCATCCGGCACGCCCGAACCATCCTGATCCAAAACATCCGCCATTGTGACTTCGCCTTTCCAACCGTTATCGTGCCGCCCCGATGCAATCCTCGCCCCAGCTCCCGCCCACCATCACCTTTGTGCCCTGGGCCAATGCCTTCACGGCCGAGCAGATGGACGGCATCGAACGCCTGGGCGACGCCCTGCCGCTCACCCAAGCCGGCCTGATGACCGACATCGACGCCGGCGCCCGCGACCGCGTCCGCGTCACCCGCACCGCCTGGATCGACGCCACCCCGGAAAACAAATGGATCTACGACCGCGTTCAGCAGATCGCCATGATGATCAACGCCATGTCCTACCGTTTCGAGCTGACCGGCTTTTCCGAACGCATCCAGTATTCGGTCTATCACGGCAGCGAAGGCGGCCATTATGACTGGCATGTGGACCAGGGCCCGCTGGTCACCCGCAGGAAGCTCTCGCTCACCCTCCAGCTCACCGACCCGTCACATTATCACGGCGGCGAGCTTCAGTTCCTCGCGGGCCACCAGACCGAAACCGCGCCGCGCGAGCGCGGCATGCTGGTGGCTTTCCCCTCTTACGGGGTGCACCGCGTCGCGCCGGTCACCTCCGGCACCCGCAAATCCCTGGTGATCTGGGTCACCGGCCCGCAATTGCGCTGACCCGCGCGCGATTTAACTTTGCCGCCCGTGCGGGCCAGCCTAGCCTTCCCCCATGCGCGCGCTTCTCATCCCGGCCCTGCTCCTTGTGGCCCAGCCCGCCTGGCCGCAAACTTTGGCGCCGGGCAAGCCCGCGGGCACAAAGGCCGCCCAGCATGTTTCCTATCGCGCCGGCTTCATCGCCGTATCGATCATCGCCGTGGCGCTGACCTTCGCCCTGCCCGGCTCAACCACCAGCACCACTGCGACCACCGGTTAACCCCGCGTCATTCACCGCCTTCAGCCTTTCGGTCTGGGCCTTGAAGGCATCGATCCCCAGCTTCTGGCTTTCGATTGCCCGGTCGCTCTGCAGCGCCGCCACCTGCGCCGCCAGCGCCGCATTCTGCTGCTTCAGCCCGGCGATCATCGTCACCACCTGCGCTGCCGCGGCCTGCACCTGGGGATGCACCGGCCCGCTCGCGCCCGCCGCCACCGGCGCACCCGCTTGCGCGATCTGCGGCGGCAGCAACGCCTTCAACCGCCGCGCCACTTCATCGGCTTCCGGCCAGTCCAGATTCTTGGCCAGCAGATCGCCCAGGATCGGCGCCGCCGCCGGATAGGCGCCGATCAGCTCCAGCATCTGGCTGGCCGCTTCCTCGCGCCGCGTCGCAAAGCTCGGTCCCGTCTCCACCGTCAGGTCGTATCGCCCGCGCCCCAGATCGCACAGCCGCGTCATCGGCAGTTTCGTCGCCAGATCGACCTGCGGCCTGCCGTCCGCGCCCGTCACCGCCAGCGGCTGGCCCAACGCCACCGTCCTGGCGCTGTTGTCGGCGCCCAGCACCCTTATCATCCGCTGACCGGAATAAACCGTGGGGATCAGGTCGATCAGAACGCGCCCGCCATGCTCGATGGCGCGGGCAAGATTGTCGATGAAATGAAAGTTCGACGTATCGCCTTGGGCTTGCCGCGCCTGGATCGCCACGCCCGAAATCTCGTTGCCCGCGGCACCCAGGCTGGCATCATAAAGACCCAGTATCGCCTTCATGTCCTCGCTGGCGTTCAGCGCCTCTTGAATGGCCCCGATCGCCGCCCCGCTGTCCAAGGGCTGGCGCGCCGGCGGAATCTCGCCGTCATATTCGATAAAGGCATGGTTCTGGCTGTTCACACTCGCCCATTTGCGCGCATCCGACTTGAAGCTGCCCTTCTTGCCGATGAACGGCACGCGCGGCGACAGCGCCGTCAGCTCGGTCGAGGCCGTGCGCCAGTAATTCAGCATCCGCTGGGCGTCCTTGGCGTCGCGGATCAGGCTCCTGAAATGCCGCTTGCCCTCCACATTCACTTCATCGCCATAGACCGGCACCACCGGAATATATTTCCCCGCCCAGTCGTTCTTCTCCAGCACTTCCGCGCCGGTCAGAACCGTCTGCGTCACCTTGTGCCCACCCACCAGCCGCTCGCCCAACACCGCGATGCCTTGGGCGTCCAGCACATCCTTCTGCTTCCGGTAAACATCGGCCTCGACGACCGAGCCATCCGACAGCGCCAGGATGGCGCGCTTGACCCGCTCCCTGCGCCACCATTCCGCCACCAGCACGCTATGCTCGCCCGTCTCCCCTGATGTCCACGGCGCCGGCAGCTTCTGATAACCGTCATCGCTCCAGCTGACCGGATCGGCGCCTTTATACTTGGCGCGGAAGGCATCGCGCGAAAGCACCTCGGTGACAAAACACTGGTTCCAGTCGCTGGAGTCACTCGCCGTGCTCAGCGGATCGGCATAGACGCTGAACGGATTGGCAATCCGCTCGATCCGCAGCTCCAGGTCGAAACTGTCGTCATCGGCATAGTCGCTGGTGATGCGGAAATAGCCGAAACCATTGCTGACCGCGCAATCCACCGCCGTGTCATAGGCGACATCGGCTTTGGAAGTCTGCTCGATATTGCGGATCAGGCCGTTATAGATTTCGGCGATGGATACATCCGCTTCACTGTCCACCGGATGCACCTTGATCCCGGGCCGGTTCGCCCGCGCCGCATTCACCACCTGGCGAATGAAGGCCGGCTGCCGGTTGATGGTCAGGCACGGCCGCCCGTCGCGGATGCGGCCCTGCCGCACGCTCTCCGGCCACTGCTCGCCCAGCTTGGCGAACCGCAGGTCATCCAGCGCCGCGATGCGGTTCTCGGCTTCCGCCTCTTCGCAGAGCGCAAACGCCGCCTTGGCATCGGAAAGCAGTTGATCGTCTGTCATTGTGACCTTGTCTTGGCCGCGCTAGCTTCGCGGCTTGGGGAGGCTGGAATGCGGCAATGGAATCGGACCTGGTGGACGACCGTCATGGGAACGGCTGTTCTGCTCGCGTCGGCCGGCACTGCCTGTGCCCAGGCGCAAGACAAGGAACCCGCCGCCATCGTCGAAGCCGGCGGCGCCGGCCAATGGGGCGTGCACGGCGGCTCGGCCTATGGCCCGTCCATCGCCGTCGAAACCACACCCATCCCCGATCTGCTGGAAATCGAAGGCGGCACCACCGCCCTGTACAGCAAGGGCCAGACCGAATGGGATACCGATTTCCTGTTCAAGAAGCCCTTCACCCTATCCGACACGGTGGAGTTCATGTTCGGCCTGGGCCCGCAATGGGCGCATGTCACCACCCACGGCCGCTCCAGCGACACCGTCGCCGGAGAAGCCGCGCTGGATTTCATGTTCTGGCCCTGGCGGACCAGAAAGCTCGGCTTCTATCTCGAGCCCAGCTACGACTACACCTTCGCCCACGGCCACGAGCAATCCTTGGGCGTCAGCGGCGGATTGCTGATTCCGTTTCCGTGAAGGCGGGGGGATTCGGCGTCCTCGCGCGCCTATTGTCATGTATGAATCCGAGAGTGGGCCAACGCGGTCAAACGATTTCGACCAGCAAAGCGGCCAGTGGCGGGCTACGACATGCTTACAAACTAAGATATCCTGCTATGCAGCAAGTCGTTCCACGCTGCGCTTGAATTTAATCCACTCGCGTGTCTTTTGTTCGTAACCGCGCTTGCGGATTTGAAGAATATACAAGTGCTTTGATTCAATGTGGACACCACCTAAATCTTTACCCATTGAATCGGCCGTTATCGTTTGCACTTCTCGTACATGAGTGGGGTCAGTCACGGTGAGTATCTTGTCACCGCGCTGAAATGCGTCCAGCTGCCTCAATTCAGGGGCGAAGATTGTTTTGTCGCCAAATATGCGAACAACAAAGGGAGATATTTCTTTCGGAGTGGCTCCCATATTGTACGCCCTAAAAAGCAACTTATTGAGTGCGAGCGGCCCTCCAACTTCAATAATGGAAGTCAACATCACCAGATGCCACTCTTTAGTAACTACGTCGGTACCCCACCCGAGCAGCTCAGGATAGAGACCCAAAGAATTTAGAGCGGTGAGATATTCCTCGCCTGCCTCTAAATATTTAGGCGGTAACGCTTCGACAGCCATTCTACTACTCCGTCCGAGCCGAACGCGGCTTCGTACATTTGTTCAGAAAATTTGAGGGACAATTTGTTAGACGCGTACCCATGTCCTCGGTGCCACTCGAAGGTCATTTTCCAGGCCGCAGCGGCCGCGTCTGTCGGGTCGAAACTTTTAG